TTAAAGCTTTTTACAGAACCTGGTTGATCGTTAAACATTAACGTAACATCAGAATAGTATTGTGTACCGTAAAAGTTATTAGCAGTTGTGTTACTGTGATGTAAATATAAATTAGCTTTATCAAAAGTGTAATACTCGTTGTTTAAACTTAAACCAACTTCTGGACCAAAAGACTTAAAACTTACCCAACCACTAGTTAGCTCGTTCCAACTTAAAGTTGTAGTTGTAGGTCTTAACTGATTTTCTGCTAGTTTAGTACAAAGCGTTATGTTATATTCGTTTTTCTTTTCATCATAACTACCCACTACAGATGATAAACTTTTAAGGTTATCATTAAAATAATCTTTCATACCAATATCAGATATAACTCTTATGCTAGCGCCACCTTCTAAACTTAAAACTTGACCTCTCATTTGATCACACCAGTACATGCCAAAAGGTGTTACAGCTAAAGACTCTGGGTTTGTTGATATACCATACTCACCATTTATAGGTGTTGCTTGTCCTAAAACTGCATTGTTAGATGTTACGTTAGCGTTGCCATCAGCATTAAATAAAGCATCTTTGTTTGTTAGTATTCTTAACACTTTGTCTTCGCAAAAAACTAAAGTATCAGTATCTCTACTAATAAGCTTTTGTATACTACCATGTCTAGGGCTAAGATCTTTTGTTATTGGTTCTGCTTGTATAAACTGGTTTAAGTTATTTACACCGCTAGTAGAGTTAAATATACCAGAGAATATTAAACCACTACTTCTATGTTCTTCAGAATAAGGTTCTGCAGCTACTGTTGAAGCTTTTACACCATTAGCTATAGTTGGTGCGTTAAAATCATCTCTAATTCTATCAGACTCAACACCGTTTTGAAACTGAAAACAATTATACCAACCTAGTTTTTGTGGTTGGAAACGAGGTGATCTCCACCATTGTATACCACCACTTTGAGTATTTGTAGGTCTTACACCTGTTACAACATCAATTACTTGATCACCAACAGCGTAATTACCAGAATCTTTTGAAACATAAACAGTTATTTGAGTACCGTCATATCTTTCTATTCTTATCCACTGATCATGATTTAAAGTATCTATTAAAGGAGGTGAAAGAGTTATTTTTGTTAAATCTGGATTATCTGTTGAGTTAACAGCGGTTACAGTATATAATTGATCTTCACCTGTAGGATCACCGGTAAGTGGATCAACTTGTTGATGTGTAACTCCACTTGAATTTGTTAAAGTTACTATTGACTCTAAAGGAATTAAATGTTCGTTGTTATCTGCGTTGATAACTAATGGAAAAGCTCCTGAGGCTTCGTAATATATATCTAATCCAACATCTTCTTTTGGTTCAGTTTCCCATATAGCAGGATTATCTGTAGATAAAACATCACCACCACTACCAACAAAACTTGTATCAACCTCAACAAAATCAATAATAACATAATGTTGACCGCTATTACCAGGGTAACCATCATTTCTATATAAGCTTAGTGGATCAAAATTTAACATATCCATTGGCTCATTGTTTTCATGTTGAACAATTTTGTTTACAAATTGTCTTCTTCGATTAGATCCAAAATTTTTATTGTTAAGAGCGTTTCTAGTGTGTCTTGCTCCTAAATCAGCTATAACTCTATATACAGTATTTGTAGGATCATTTCTCCATCTAAAAAGAGTACCAGCTTTTCTCATCTTCTTTTCAAAATCAACTCTACGTTGATTACCTAGCTCAGCAGATGTGTTACCCCACTCACGTATACCCCAATACATTGTTGTATCTGTTGTTGAGTGTTTTAAACCACCTTTACCTTCACCGTTTATATCAGAGTGTGAGTGGTGAGTACCATTATCGTTGTGATTATCATTTGGGTGAAAAGAATTACCGTTACTCCAACCGTGATCGTTACGGTGTCCACAAGCGTCTATAAACCACTCGTTACCATAAGTACCTGACCAAACCCAATAGTCTCTAGTTCTTTCTCTTGCTTGATTACCAGAGTGACCCATACGATGTGTAGCGTTAAATTTATCATTTTGACCATAAGCACTCGCAGTTGTTCCTGGGCTACTAGCCTCACTACCATACCAACCACAATTATTTCTGTGAAACAAATGTGTAGCACCTGTAGCTAGTGGCGCTACTCTTGAAGGGTGGCTTCTATCATTGTCAGATCCAATACCAGATATGTATAGTGTTTGGTGACTTTGTACTATTTGATATGTAGCACCTCGTTGATCACCTTGGGTTAAAACATATTTTTCTAATAAATCATCTCTAAATATTTTTACAAAAAATCTACCATCAAACTCAGCAGAGTTTTCTACAACAAGTTCTCTAATAGTAACTTTATAAGTTGGCGATGTTAAACCTGTTGGATTTGATGTTGAACTTGTCATATCAGCACTATCACCAATTGGTTTTGCTAATCTTACTGAAACATCATTACCTATAGTTCTTATACTAGTAACCTTTCTGTACTCAGATGTTTTTGTTACACTACCAGATGTTGCTGTAACTCTAGCTTCTAAATTACCTCTAGATATTTTTGAATAAACTTTTTCTAACCAATCACTACCAAAAGAATTATTCCAGAAAGGAGTTGCAGTAGTGTCATTTGTAATTAATATTTCGTTTGCAGCGGCAAGAGCTGTACCTGTTTGATTTTGAGTTTGAACATCACCGTGTATTTTTTTATTTGTCTTAACAAACAAAGGTGCGTCTTCTGATATTGCAATTACTTTATATCTAGCTTTTTCATATACAGGTTTATCAGTATCGTGAGCGTTCTTTAATATTAAAAAGGTTTCTTCATCAATTTTATTTCTTTCTGCAGATGGTATACTAATCCAAATATTACCGTCTTCAGCATCGTACCAACGATCCATTGCAAAGTTATAATATTCATTAGAAGTTTCTTTAACATACCATTTAAAGTAATCTGCCCAAGAAGGAACGCCACTATCATTTCTTAACGTTACTTGTAGTCTGTTTGAGTGAGCAGACCATTTCTTTTCTAAAAATATACTACTGCTTTCATTAGGTATTTGAACAGGTGTTTCTCTACCGTATTTGTCTCCAAAAACTATACCTAATTGATAAGTTCTTAATGTTTTGTTAGATTTTAAACCTATACCACCACCACCTTGTGATTCTCGAGTTGTATAGTCATGACACATTTGTATGTCAAATCTTAAACTTTCATTTATATCATAACCTTGTTTGTAGTTACCATATATTAACCTATTAGACGTTATCTCTTGAGTTAAAGCAGATTTAGGCACATTGTCATAAGGTCTTAATATTTGATTAGAAGGTACAACAGCATGTATCATTTCTGATGTTAAATCATATTGACCTCTATTTTTGTGATCAGACTTCATGTCTGGCCATTGTGGAGCTCCGTCTTTTCTTTTTATTTCTTTTACAGTATATATAGTTGGACTAGCATCTTCTTTATATAGTAAGTCAACTTGAATTACATCTCTAGGTATTAACTCAAACTCAGGAAAATAATCAGTAAGTCTCAAGCTTCTTAATCTATTAGTCATACCAAGATTAAAACCTTTTTTACATTTGTAATCAAAACCACCAGGTAAAAATGCTACTTCTGTAAAAGGCGCAAAAGTAGAATACTCTCCGTCTTGGTATTTGTATCTATAAGAAAATCTAGGAAATTTAAATTCAAAAAGAGGTGGTGGTGATTCTAACTTTGCAGCGTAAACAGCATTTCCACAAGCTAAAGTTTCTACTATAGATTCTATTTCTAAATTGTAAGGACCAATACTACCACCGTTGTTAGGCATACCCGTAGGTGCGTCTTTTACTAAAGCTCTAACTGCTGTTTCTTCTTCTTCATCAAAGTCTACGGTAGATGAAAGACTAAATAATATTGTATCACCTATTCTAAAATCAACAGGACTACTAAAGAAAAAATTAGTAATTTGATAACCACTTTTAAAATGCTCACCGTTACCATCGCAAAAGTTAACTGCAAGCTGCGAGCCTGTGCTGTTACCTGTAAAAGAACCTACAGCGTTTGGTGATGGGTTAGGTATTAATGTAGTTGCGTCAGGAACTCTAGATAAAGTTGTTTGTAACATCTCTAGTTTTAATGGTACTAAAGGTGATTTTTTAATTACAGTTACATTTTCTAAAGTTGTATAATGAGGTCTAAACTCTAGTTTATTTAAAGCTTGCTCAAAGCCAGTTCCAAACTCGTTATCTATAACTAATCTAGTATGAAAATGTTCGTTATCACCGCTTCCAACAACTAAACTTGCATTTGCATTGTTTTTATTACTAGAGTGACTTCCTAACTGAGTATCTGTCCAACCAGTAACTTGTTTTGATCCACCAGTACCAAGTATGCTTCGTTCTATATGTATTTTTTTAGGCTCATGCTTACCATCAGTCCAAAATATCATATCACCTAAATGATTAATACTATGTATTTTTCTTCTATAATCAAACTCTAAAACTCTTTCTTCTGATAAAAAAGTTATTTCTGCACCGTCAGCAGTAGGTATAGCTTGACCACCAGAACCATTGTCCCATAAGTAATCGTGATATATTTTGTAAGTATTAGATCCAGTGTGAACAATATCTGTAACACGAACATTGGCATTTCTAGTTAAAACAGTATTACCGTTATTAAACGTACCAGTTATTAACATACCAACTCTAACGTTAGTTGTGTTTATGTTGCTATTACCTAAGTCTGATATTGTAAAAAACTTATCACTTGTATTAGCACCACTTTGAGTTCTTTTAACACTATATATATCTACAAAAACATATTTAAAAGTATTTGATATAGTGTCATATTCTATTATATAATCTTTTTTTGCTAATGGCTCGTAATTTTTTGCTCCACCACCATGAACAAAATAATACACTAAATCTTTTTCAGGCAAAGCCATAGCACCAACACAAGTAGAATAATCTTCGTTTGTAATGTTTACGCTTTTTTTAGTGTTACCAAGAAGAGTTTGTAGTGATCCTACATCAGAACCGTCAGATGTTGCTACTTGTATATTGTTAGCATCACGATACTGACCAGAGGGTAAAACTCTCTCGTCCATATCCTTGTTCATTTTAGGATCGGTAAAATTTCTTTTTATTTCAGCCATGTGTTAGTGTTTAATCCATTTAGACTTACCTCTTAATATTTGGGTAATCTCTTCAATTTTAATACTTGATAATCTTATTTTTGCTTTTCTAGTTTCAGCAAAACGTTCTCTTTTCAACAACTGTAACATATTGTAATCAACATTTTTTCTACCTTGCATACAAGCATACAACACGTGTTTTATCATTGCCTCTTGAGCAAACTTATGTACAATAAAATCTTGCTCAACATTTATTTCTGAAGACCAGCTAACACCTCCAGCATCAGCTGCTACACCACTTTGAGAATAAGCAACACCGTCACTTATATATTTAAGTGTAACTGTTTTACCGTTGATGTTACCGCTAAAGTGTATTCTACCTCTTAAATAATCTATGTAAAAAGAGCCATTAGCGTTCATGTGTCTAGGTTCAGCACCATATATTGCTCCACTTGAGTCTTCTATATAATCAGTGTCATCATACTTAGTATCTAACGTAGAAGAACTATCTGTACTACTAGCTTTGTAATCTGTCCAAGTATTTGAATCACTAGCAAGTGTAGCTTCACCTTGACCATCAAATTGTAAGTTATAATCAGCATCTTGATTATATGCTGTTGGGTTGCTAGTTATTATTGCAGGCATTAAAGTTCTTTCTATACCGTGATCATCTTTACAAGTTAATTTTACATAACCCACAAAGTCATGAGGTAAAGCCATAATTAATGATGGTGGTACTTCTATTTCCATAGCTCTAGTAGACCTAAAAGTATCAAAGCTTAGTTCTTGTAACGATCTATAAGCGTGATACCTAACATCAGATTTTCTAGTACCTTCTAGCATTTTATCTGGACCACAATAAGAAGCGATAATATCATTTATAACATCGTCAACTTTAGCAAACTGATAATTACCGTATTGTGAATCATCACCACTAAGTTGAGTACCGTCAGGACCTTGATAATATTGTTGATGTGTTAGTGTTATTAAGTTGTTTGGCATTTTTTATTATTTTGTTTGTCCGTCATTTTGAGCCTCTTCATTTGAAGCTATTTGTACTAATCCTGGTTTATTTATTGTTATACCAGCTAATTCTAATATTTTTATAACTAAATTAGTTTCTTCTGATCTATGTAAATTAAAATCTACAGAGTTTGTAGCGTCATATAAAGCTTTTTCGTTTACAACTACATAAGCCCAGTTTACCTCTCTAGGAACTGCAGCTACAACTTCAACTTTTAATTGACCAGATGCTGTTATAGGTGTAGTTGAATCTTCTTTGTATAAAGAAAAACTACCATCTGTATTCTCTGTATAAAAAAAGTCAGCATCATCTGCAGTGTGCCACTTACTAGCTGTTTTAGCTGTAAAGTGTTCTACTATTTTATTTATATCATGCTCGTGTATACGTTCTAATGGAATTGACGATCCGTTTGTACCAGAATAGTACATTCGCCCTGTTCGATATATTGTAGATGATAATTCAGGTAATTTGTAACATTTGTTTGGAGCATCTACATCTAAAGCTACGTCTGAACCTTTGTATATAGATATTTTTTCTCTAAGTATATTAACAGTGTCACCAAAGTCTGGCTCTAACGCGTTGTTAGCACCTGGACCTTTATTTGCTTCATCTCTTTTACTAAGGTTAGTCATTGCAGCTAAATCATAAAAGTATTGCTCAAATATATCTAATTGAGCTTGATTTGCATGCAAGTTAAATTCTTGTGGCGTAATATAGCCTCTTTGTTCTTTGTTAGCCAGCGCTAAAACTCTTTGATATACTGTATCTATACTTATGGTCGTTTGACCAGCTACTATTATTGCCATATATTATTTTTTATTAAAGTATTGTAACCACCCCGAAGGGTGATTACATACTATTTGTTTATCTTAATTGTTTTTCAACAGATTTTAAAACTTCCATACCTTCATCAGTTTTAAACCACGCGGCTAAAGCTGAATATGGGTGTTCTTCAAACGGAACATTTAGTAGTTTTCTACCAGTTGATTTCCAAGTAAACGTTCTTTGATCACTTGAAAGTTCTATAATGTGTTGCTCACAAGCTTTTATACCTAAATTTCTAAGATGTATGTTATCATCTTTCATTAAATTTAAGAACAGCACTGGATTATTCTTAGCAAACACAAGAACATCTCGTTTAAGTTCCTTAGAAGTCATCTCTGTAACTCTAGAGCCAATCTCTGTACGCATAATAGCTTCTACCATGTCAATATCCATTTCTCTAGCAGCTATCATTGCATCAAGCTCTGTATTTATGTTAGTTAATTCAGAAGCAGCTTGAGCTTTTGGTTGTAACTCAACATAAAGTTTATTTCTTGAAGGGTGATATAGTGAAAGCATTTTCTGCATAACAACTTGTTCTTTTGGAACAGTAATATAACCGTTTCTAAAAACAATTCTAGCAGGTCTAACATCACCTTTAAATTCATCAACAAAGACTGTGTTTTGGTTTCTAGTTAATTGTATTTCTCTTTCATGACCTTTTTCTTCATCAAAGTAATACATACCTCTAGCTTTTATAGCATAAGACAATGGTCTTTTACCACTTTTTAAAACATAAGTTCTTTGTTTTATTTCCCAACCACCAATTTCTTTTACTGATGGTTCAACTCTTTTAGGTTTTTGTTTTTTAACAACAGGTACCTCTACCTTTTCTACTTTTTCTTTTTCCATGATATAATATAATATAAGTTAATAAAATAAAGGGTCGAGGCCGAAGCCTCGATCCTTATAAATAATCTAGTCTAGCTAGTTCCTTTAAATAATACAAAGTTGTTTGCACCTTGTACTACTAAACATCTTTCAGATAAGAAATGCATTTCCATCGCATCTAAATCAGAAGTAGTAGCACCAACTGAACCAGTAGTCCAAGTTTTGTACTTTCTGCTTTCTAAATTAGAAGCTCTAAAACGTACATGTAAGAAAGGTCTCTTTAAGTTCTTACCTAATGATTGGTCATAAACTGAAGATACACCTGCAGGTATCATAACACCATGTATTGCGTTAGCAGCATCTGTAGAGTTAATTAAACCTCTTGTTGCAGCATCGTTTAGGTATTTAAAGTCAGACTTGTAGAAGTCATAAGAACCTCTTCTGAAACCTGAGAAACCTAAGTTTAATGCCATGTCTTCAGAGTTATTGAATACACCAAAAGATGTACCACCAGTACCGTAAGAATTTTGAGCAGCTAACATATCGTCGATTTGTAAAGCAGCACCTCTATCTACGAAAATCATGTTTTCTTCAATAGCGCCATTTTTATCAAGCTCAGCAATTATATCATCAAACTCATCTAATGCATCAGCAGCAGTACCAGATCCATCGAAGAAGTTAGTTATGTTACCTCTATCTTCTAGAGCTTCCCATAAACCTTCAGTTCCACCGATAGCACCTGTTGCACCAGTTACAGTAGAGTTAGCCATACCAGTACCAGCAGTTACTGATTCACACATTGCCATCTCTAAATAATCAGAGAATCTAGCTTTAGTGTCACCAGAAGCTTTTAAGTACCATAGGTAACCTGATTGACCTTCTTCACCAGAAATTTCAACCCAACCGATAGCAGATGCATCAGATCCTGATACTTCATACTTATCTTTTAATATGATTGGCTTGTTTTTTCTTGATAAATGCTCTGGCTTGTTAGCACCAGCTCTACCTATAGATCCTTTAACATACTCAGATCCATAAACTAGTACAACTAATCCTGTTGCATCAAGATCAGCTAAACCATTTGCATTACCATCGTATCTTTCACAGTCTACAGTTGCAGTACCTGAAGTTGCTACAGTTTGTACATAAGCTTGTACAGTTTTGTTAGCATCAGATACCATTACCATATCACCTGGTCTAATACCATGATTAAGACCACTGTTACCGATAGAATTACCATCAACATCAGTTGCGTTTGTCATAGTTAATCTTAGTTCACCACCTACGTTTGAACCAGCTACAGCTTTGTAAGATAAATGTAATCTACCTTGCTCTGACCAAATAACTTGATCAGCTGCCATAGATTCTTCTGCACCAACTTGAGATAAGAAACCTGAGATAGTTCTGTTACCGAATACTTCAGCTTCTTTTTCCATTAAGTCTGGCAGGTATTGTTGCGCCCAGTTTGCACTGTTCGACCCAGCGTTTGCGAAATCAATGTACGCAGTTGCTAGGGTTTGTTTACTTGGGGCTGGAGTTAATTTACCAGCCGCTACACCCGTTACACTCATTTTAATAAATGTTTTTAATTAATATTTAGTTTCGTTTTTTAATACGTAGCTTCATATCGTTTGAATCTTCGCCTAAAACTTTAAACTTAATACCGCCCTCACCTTCATAAACTTTATGAGACTGTCTAGACGTATCTATATTCTTTGTTTCAGAAACCGTTTGCTTTATAGCATCCGATTTACCTTGTTCATAAAAATGTTTAGCTATCGCGTCAGGATTCATTGCAGTGAATAAACCTTTATGATAACCCGCGGCATCTTCCATAACTGATTTATCGTTTAGAAACTTTCCAACGAAGTTGTTTATGTCAGACTGCGTGTTTTTAGTTTTTTCAACATCTTGAATATTGTAAGTAATAGTTTTGTCACCAACGTTAAACTCAAAACCTTTAAATTCATTATTGAACACTTGGTTTGTTTTGTTTAAGAAAGCTTCTTGCTGTTGCTTTACAACTTTCAAGCTCTGCTCTTCTTCCTGTGAATAATTATTATAAAACTCAATAGCTTGTTGTTGCTCACTCGTAAGCTTTGAACCAGCTTTGATGTCTTCATAATATTTAGACTTTTGCCCGTCTAAGTAGGCTCTAGCCTCCGCAACTTGCTCTTTTAAGGCCAATTTTTTTCTTTTTATTTCTTTTTCATCAGCTTCGTCTTCATCGTATGAAAACTTATCTTCTAACAAGAAATTAATCTCTTCATTATCTAGATGTGGTTTTGTTAACTTGTAGTAATCATTTAAAACCTCTGAGTCATCTAACTCTTTTACATCTGTATTTAGTCTAACGTAATCAGCTAAATCACCACCTGTTTCTTCCATAAAGTCCATCAACTTTTGGATATTTTCAGGCACTTCTACTATCTGTTCTTCTTCAACATTTTGAGTAGTTGCTGATTCTTCATTTTGAACGGTTTGTTCTTCTTCTCTGGTAAGTTCTTCATTTGTTGTTTCGACGTTTTCTTGCTGAACTCCTTCGCTAGCTTCGGATTCGTCGCGTACAGGAACTTCCTCTGTTTGTGGCTCTGAAACGGCATCTTGTTCTTTGTTTAATTCGTTAAACTTGTTTAAATCTACTTTTATATCACCGTCTTCGTTAAAAGACACATGTGATTCTTCTTGTTTTTGTTCAGTGGTTTCCTCCACAGGTTGTTGTGTAGTTTCTTCAACTACTTCATTGTTTTCTTCCATGATAAAATAATATTAAATAATTAAGCGTTTATATCTAAGCCTTGTCCCATAACATCATTACCTGATGATTCAAATCTTGGGACTTGCTTATTTTCTTCTCTTTGATCTTTACGATCTTCTTTGTTGCTGTCACTTTGCATTTTAGCGACAGCTTGCATACCTTGAAGTTTTTTGTTAATTTCAAACTCATGATCCATAAGTTTTCTTTTTAATGCAGCTTCTTCTTTTAGGTATTGTATTCTCATTTCATTTCTAGCTTTTTCAAGTTCTATTTCAGACTGTGTATTAGCTTGTTTTTCTTGCATTTTAGCTTGAGATGCAGCTTGTGCAGCTTGTTGATTGCTTTGTGACTGCATTTGCATATTTCTTTCAGCAGCTTTTTGATCTCTTTCAGCTTTCTTTTTTCTACGTATTTTTAACATTTGATTAGCCATCTTTAGATTTTTAATCTCACGTAAATCAATAGCATCGTCTAAATCAATTAGCTTTTGCTGTATTGCCATTTGTATGTTATTTTCTAACACTTGTTTTTCTTCTGAATCAGGCTGTAACGTTATAAATATACCAAAGTCATATAAATGTAGTGTTGACATTTCTTCAAGAGTAGCAACGTTGTGAGCACCTATAGCTTGTATAAAAGCATCTTTTGTTGGTGAGTACTCTATTATATCTGAAACCCTTAATGACAATTGTTCAGCAGCTTCAACAGTTAAAAACAGACTAGCATCTAATATATGTCTAGTCGCTACGTTTGAGTTAGCTGCTGCAAGTTTTTGTATACCTACTAATGATCTTTGGTCTGGCATACTACCATCTCTAGCTTCATTTAAACCAGTTACATCTCTAATCATTTGTAGATAATAATTATAATTACCTATAAGTGCTTGTAATTTATTGCCTGCACCTTGACCATTTGATATTTCTTGTATAGGTATTTTACCAGGATTTTGATCGCCATCTCCAGTAAATGATCTACCAATTATACTACCAGTTTGAAAGAACATGTTTAATGCTTCTTGTGGATTATAATTAGTACCATTACCTAAATCAACTTCAGCTAAACCATCAATGTCTAGATAAACACCATCTGGTACCATACGCGATAATACTTGCTGTAACTTTAAGTGTGTTAGTTGTATCATATCAGCAAAGCTAGTAATTCTACTAACTATTGACTCAATTTTACCGTTATATATTTTAGGTGCAACTATAGAGTAATTCATTTTTACTTTATTGTAATCACTCTTAGGTCTCATCATGTTTGTAGCTTTTTGCCATCTTAACATTTTTTCAGAACCTAAAACTTTAACACCTTCAAACAAACACTCAACAGATCTTTGTATTCTTGAATAATCAGCTGCATCTGCGGGTGGTCTAAAGTTATCGTCTTTTCTTATAGTTCTTTCTGCGCCTGTAGATAATTTTTTAACTTTGTAAACATCATTCATAAATGTTTTATAATTAAAATATAAAAGATTTACTTTATTTTTATCATTGTCAGCGTTAGTTATTTTACCTCTGTTATATGCAGAATAATCTCTTTGTATTTGTTTTAAGTCTTCTTGAGTTAAATGTGGAAACTCTTTTGCAACTTCGTTTATTGGAACTTCTTTTACTTCACCAACATAATATATATCATCAAAGTATGGTGAATCTGTGTGTGAATAAACTAAGTTAGCTGGATCAACATATTTTACTTGAGCACCTTCACTAAAGTCAAATGTAGTTTTTACAGCTGCAATACCTAAAACTGTTAAGTCTTCTAAACAACGTCTTCTTGTAAGATCATATCTACTACCTTCCATTAATACGTTTATAGCTTGCTCATTAGCCATTTCAACTTCTTGCTTGTAAGTTAGTTGCATGTGAAGCCTTAACTCGTCTATAGTTTCAGGTAATTTTTCTGGATCATTAGCATAAAGATCCATATTAAATTGTTGTTTTGCTTGGTCATTAAACTCTTTTGTTCTCATGTCCTTCATTATAGACTCCATGTATTCAGTTCTTTTAGCAACTCCAAATGGATCTTGAGAATAAGATTTTAAGTCAAAACTTCTGTTAGCCATACCATTTACAACTATATCAACAAACTTAGGTATAATTGGCACAGGTGTCCAGTCTAAATTAAGATAAGACAAATCACCGTTAATAGATAATTCATCTTTATATTTTTGTATTGATTGTTCTCCTCTCGCGTATAATCTTAAGTTATGAAATCTTCTTTGATGATGTGAATATCTATGAGAAGACGGACCATCAAACCACTCTAGCTCAATAGCTTTACCAACTTCTAAACCATACTTGATAGTCATTTTTTCTAAATCACTAACAACTTGAGAAGGAAAATGTTTATGTACAGACTCTGCCATATATTTACTTTATTATTTTTGAATTTATTCCTCTATTGTTGTATCTTGCAATACTTATATTTACAGGTACTTTTTCAACTTTTGGATTTGGTTTGTATAAATGCCTATTACAAGCCATTATAGCTAAACCAGAACTAATAGTTGCATCGTATTTTGTTCTTTTGTTTATATCAAACTTACTCCAGTCATTAAGCGTTGTATTAAAATACATATTACCATATTGACCTTCTTTTACTTCACCCACTTTTTCTTGAATATACATTTCAATTGCTGCAGCGTGAGCTTGTTTTATATCTTCACTAGTGTTTGGTATACCACCTATTTCTTTTTCTGTTGTAGATAATTTATTCCAAACTTTATCAGGTCTATTCATTGAATAACCTCTATAACCTCTACGTCTTAAATAATATAATAATCTAGGTTTGTTATTTTCAGCAAGCATTGGCATACCATAAAAAACCAAAGCCATTAAAACGTCTTCAAAAAACATATCAGCTGTTTGTGGTCTAGCTATATATTCTAAAAAAAACTGGCTAGGTGGCGCATCTTCCATACTAAACTTTGTTAACCCATGCAAAGCACCTTTTGATCCTTGACCATCAACAGTTCCTGATATATCGTATGAGTCACAACCAAAAGCCCCTATATGCTCATTACCAGGATATTTTAAACCATTTTTTACAATATAACTATTTTGTAAATGTGATGGTGGTGTCCAACTAACTTTAAACCTACCTTTTGGATTTGGATAAAACATTACACTTGAATCTTTTACACCGTTAACCCATTGAAAACTTCCAGTTGTAATACCTAACATATTACCTAAACCTTCGTTATAATCTATTTGTTCGTATAGCTTAACTAAATTAAATATACTATTTTTTGTTTCATCTCTAAACGCGTGCTCTGTAGTTCTTGGAAACTGTCTATAAAACTCGTTTAAAGCATCTTGATCTGACTTTAATCCATCAACTTCGTTTTGCCAATGATCAATTACTCCTATATCTATTAACTCACCGTCTGGTGCGGAGATATCGCTATCAGGCGTAGTAAATACAGGAAGTCCGTGTTCGTCAATAAATCCTTCGTAGTTCCATTCCATTGGGATAAACAAAGAGTAGAGACCAGACTTAGTCTGACCATTTCTATTTCTTTTGGTGACATCTGAGTTGTTGTATAGTTTTTTAAAGTTATCCCCACCTTTATCTAATGCGTTTGATGTTGAGCCCATCATACACTTACCTATAATTCTACTACCTAGTCGTAAGCATGTTTTTGTAACTCGCCAGTTATTTAATATATTATCAGGTCTTTCCCACTTACCACTTTCATCATGTACTAGCAAATTTAGTTTTTCACCATCATAACTATTATCACCCGTGTTTTTCCAGTCTATAGTTGTATCTAATCCTTCAATATCTTCTACTTGCTCGTTAGCAGTTATTTTTTTTCTTGTAAACTTACTAGCAGGAACTCTATATGCTAATTCAGTTTTTGGTCTATCCATACCATCTTGCACCGGTTTAAAAAAGAAAGGATAATTAATACTAATCGGCACTACTTTATCCGTAAACATTTTTTTAGCGTCTGCACCCGTTTTAGATAATATACCAAACCTTGCGTCACTGCTTATTGTAGCTTGATTAACTGCTTCTGCCGAAGACATAAAAGAAAATCCAGATCTACGATTTTTAAGGTAGCACATACCATAACATCTTTTATCAGCTTTACATGCTTCCCAAAATATAAAAAATAATCTATTAGCTTCTCTAAAATCAGGAGCACCTACATCTATTTTACTCCACTGTAGATACATATAATGTGTACCTGTTATGTATGTTGGTTTGCTATTATTTACAAACCAGAAGCCTTCTTCTCTACGTTTAAACTCTTCATCTATATAATCATACCATTGATCTTTTGATTCTTCAGGGTATGCTCTCCAGTCAAATATATTTTTAAGTCTTGCTAATTCTTTTGGTTGATCAAATTTAACCCACTTATTTAGCTCATGTTTGTACACTTGCCTTGGCAAGTTTGGCAACGCAATTCGCAGATTTTGGATCTCATATATTTCACCAATTGTACCATTTTTTGATATAACGATAATATCGTGCTCTTTATTATATCCATATTTCCATTTTTTACCTCTATTCATACGAGTTATAGTCGTACGTTTAATAGGTTCTATTATTTTAAATAAGTTTTGTTCGTACATTACTTTGATCTACCCTCTGCAAATCCTTTGAAAACTTTTACTTTTTTATCTTCACTTGTTTTACCTTCAAGTATGTTTTCTTCTTCTTGGATTCTATTAAGTATTTCAAAGGCATCGAATATAGCTAATTTTTTAGTTGCTGCAGCATTTTTTAATCTATCAGCACTAACATCATCTTCTGTGTTAGTAATAATTTTTTCTTTAGCAACGTTGATTAATTCTTCAACCGCTCTGTGCCCAGCTTGGATTATAAGCTTCTTCGTTTCCTTTATTTTCATACTTAATTGTTATAAAATTTGATTTGACTCTATATAATCTTTGTCCGTCTATTACAAACTCATATTGACCTGTAGGTTTAAAACGTACTATATCTCCGTTGTCAACTGTACCATCTGAGTATTTAACTATACCAATAAGTTTTTCTTTATTAGCATACAAAGTATTATCTTCTTTTAGTGGTTGAATAAAACAATAACCTTTTAGAGGTTTCCACCCACTACCATTGTTATAAGCAAATATTTGGTCTGGATATACTATATAATTTTTTTCATCAAAATAATTACCAGAGTTTTTTTCATTACCTCTAACATCATGCCATCTTCTAAAAACATTGTGATGTAGTATTACAGTATCACCTTTTTTAATATTTGTTTCTAAAGCTAAAGGTGTAGACTTAACAATACCTTGTCTATTTATAAACTGATGATTAAATACTTCTGTGTTTAGTATTAGTTCTTTATCACCAACTTTTTTAGTATTGTTATATCTTTCTCCTTTAGGCTCAATTAAAAAAGCATAAATGCTTTTCATTATATATATTCTAAATTATATTCTACAGAGACAGCCATATTCTTGTTAAAATCTTTCCAAGGTATAACTTCTTTACCTTTTTTTATATATATAGAATATTTGTCTTCTTCTTCTATTATATCGCATATAGTATGACCACCATACACTTCTTGCCCAACGGCATAGTGCATGGCGTCATTTTTATAATCTCTTCCTATACTTATTTTACGAATTAACTTATCCATTTTTTTCTTTTATTTCTCCAGTTCTAAGATCAATATCTACGTCTTGACCGTATTTATCTTCAAGTTGAGTTTGCATAAGTTTAAGTTCATCTTGAGTTCTAGCTACAGCGTGCATTATAGCGTGCTTTTCAACATCTATTTTACCTAACTGACTGTATCTCATGTCAAGTGTACCTACTATTTTTTGGAGGTTTGTTAACTCGTCTTTTTCTAATGTTTTAACTTGTGGTTTAAGGTCTTTAACCTTAGGTGTTTTTCTTTTTGCCATTTTATTTAATTTAATTAATATTCTATTTATAATATCACATAAAATAGTGAGTAATTACACTAATCATCTACTTCTGATATATATGTGTTTGTTTCTAAATCATCAACATCAATACCGTCTCCTGAACCTGTCCAATCACTATGATTTGTAAAAGTATAATTTGAACACGTGTTTATATTCTGAAACTTACGAATACGTTCACTAACAGTATCTGTTGTTACTATTAATCTATGCGCATCATTCATACTTTTACGCATAAAAGTTATATTTTCTTTATTGAGTGTATTAAACACTTCCTTTGTTACTATATAATAATTCATTATTTATTCACTATTGATGAGCTACCACTAATTGTAAAATCTCCAACACCTGTATCAACTACTGTGTTACTACCATCAACTTCCCAAGTCCAATGACCTTTTAAATTACTTGCTGCGCTATGTGTTTGAGCGTTTAGTACAGTACCATTGTTGTATAGCTCGGTAACTTCACTAGCACTTAATTCTTTATTCCATATAGTTACATCATTGTAGATAGTAGCTGAGTTGTTACCAGTCTTTCTTTGTTGACCAGCACCAGATTGACCTGAGTGAACACCGTTACTACCTATACTCCATAATCTATCGTCGGTGGTACTTAATGGATTACTAGCTCTACTACCAGAGTTATTATTTGTTTGTATTGGAGCTGCACCCGCTGCATTAGCGTTCCAATATAACTTCATTGAAGCCGCAGTATTTGTTGTTGATTTAGTAATAGTAATCATTGTGTAGTCATCATCATTTACATAACCTCTATTACTTGAACTCCAAAATGTGCTACCTAAACCAGCCGCGTTATAACCAGCTACATACTGTGATAATTGAGAGTGAAACAACCAACCACCTTGATTGTACCATTGTCCAGAACCAGCAACGTTACCATATCTACACTCTATTCTATTAGTTGATTCGTTGTAGATAATTTTAATCATATCTTCAATCTGTTTAGCTGCATTTGTTTTTTGTCCAATAATAAAATGTATATTATCGTTTAAACTAGAGCTCCAACCTGCTTTTATCCAAAGTGATATTGTCCACGCTGTAGAACCTGTAAAGTTAAAAGTATCTGATTGATCAGTAAAGCTTATAGCATTATCTGTACCAGTACTTAGAGATTTAGAAACAGCTTGAACGTTTTCAAAAGATGGTTCTGCATCGTGATCATAACCATACCACTCTGACATAGCATGTGGTGTTGATGCGTTAGGCGTTGAAGCACTATTTGAATTTATAGATGTTTCTTCAGCAAGCGTTTGTAAACTAGTTAATTCTTGAGCGGTAGCATCGTAAGCATTATTACCAACCTCAGCATTAATACCAGCTAAACTTAATTTACCACTAGCAGGAACAGCCATTACATTTTTCTTTTAATTCATCAATTTGTTTTTGTTGATCTTTAATAGCTTCTATTAAATAACCAACTAAGTTGCCATAAGCAACACCTAAAGTACCTTCAGTGTCATGCACTAGTTCTGGCGCAACTTCTTGCAGCTCTTGCGCTATAACTCCAGAACTTTCTTTACCAGTATCTTTTCTAGTAAAGCTAACGCCTCTCATATCTAAAACTTTTTTACCGTTTAAAGTTTTTATATTACCTTTTAATTTTTTATCAGAAAAAGCTATTACATCAGCAGAACCTGTTATTGTAGATCCTACAGCTAAAGTTCCAGATATATCACCGTTACCGTTAATATCTAAACTTGTAGCTTCTAACTCACCACTTACAATTGTAGGGGAGTGAAGTAGAATAGTACCTTCGTTGGTATCAATTTTAACGTTTGCACCTGATATTTCATTTACAATAGAAAAATTATCATCTGTTGCACCTCCAAAACCTGTGTATGCTTTTCTACCAGCGCCAATACCGTCAGGGTACCATTGTATGTAAGAGTGATCAGTACCAACTAAATTTAAAGTACCAGCATTTTTCGTTACTTGAAGACTACCAGCTATATCACCGTTACCATTGATGTCTAGTGAGGTACCTTTTACCTCACCAGATACATCAATGTTATTTAAAAAGTTTATCGCCATTTAATTTAATTTAATTTAATTTATTATTAGTTTCTAGTAATATGTGCAGTGTAAGCACCTTGAGTTGGAGCTGAGCCAAACTCTATTTCTACAGTGTTAGTAGTAGTGTGTCTTACTTCTGCAAAAACTTCTTGATAGTTATCACCAGTTTCATACAACTTAACAGTAACATTTCTAGTTCCAAAATTGTGTGTTAAAGTATAAGTAGCACTTGAAAGCGCAACGTTTGAGTTAGAAGAGTTTAAAACTAAAACTACTGGAGCGTATACATTTGCTAAAGCTGTTAGACCATCTACAAGATTTAATTCTGTAGTAGTAGCAGTAACACCATCCATTTTGTTTAACTCGGCAGTTGTTGCAGTAACACCATCCATTATGTTTAATTCAGATGTTGTAGCCGTAACACCGTCCATAATGTTAAGCTCAGAAGTAGTTGCTGTTACACCGTCTAGTATAGCTATTTCAGTAGCTGATAACGCTGCAAAAGCATTTATCTCACCAGAAGTCATTGCTGCTAAAGTATCTAACTGAGCATCGTAAGCTTGTACATCAGTACCAATTACTAATCCTAATGAAGA